AAGCCAACTTGAGGTTCTTCAGGGTCTTTAATGAATTCAAAAGAACGCAAGTTAATTTGCTTTACTATTGAAGCGGCCGAATCAAAACTTTCAATGTTTTGTTTTAGGCGGTAATCCGATGCGTTTCTAAATGCTGGAACTCCACCTGATGTAGTTGTGATACCGCCAGCATCTGAGCCGTTGTAAACCAACCGAATTAGCTCTGAAGTGCCGCTTGCGCCCCACCTATGAGAAAAAATTGGAATTTGATTATCTCGGCGGGCAATAACTGCGCCTGTTGATGAGATGTAAACACCAGCGGTTTGGCTTGTGCTTGAAGATGTGCTTGTGCCTGAAGTAATTGTTGGCCCGTTAAATTCGCCAACTACTGAAAGTGATGAAGCACTAATTCCCGCAGTGCTAACTGATAATGAGGTTGAAGCATCTGGTTGCAAAATGATTGATGTTGAACCGATGGCAATTGCAGGAAACGCTGAAAAGCCAGCACCGGGGGAGGCGCCATAGTTGAAAACCATTCCGTTGCTTGAATAAGGAAGAATCCAACCAACTGCGGTTCCAGCACTATTAGTAAATTTTAGCGCGTTGTTTGCGCCGTCAAGAGAAACGCTTGCACCTGAAGCGGCTGTTCTAATGGTGCCACCCGTAATTGTTGATGAACTTAAAGTTGAGCCGCCAATAGTTCCTGAAGTAGCTGTTAAAACTCCAGCCGATGTAACGGAGAATGTTGAACCAACCGTTAATGACCCACCAGTAATGGTTGCATTTGTTGATGTAATTGTGCCAGTAAAAACGCCATCAGTTGCAGTCAATACGCCAGTATTGGTAACTGAAAACTTTGAGCCGATAGTAAGGGTTCCACCTGTAATGGTTACATTGCTTGATGTGATCGTTCCTGTAACAGTCGCGCCAGTTGCGGTTAAATACCCGCTTGCATCAATAATGGCGTTACCGCCAATGTTAAGCGTTCCACCTGTAATGGTTGAACCTGTAACGCTACCTGAAAATACTGCTGCGCCAGTTGATGCGCTGATTGAAAAAGTGGCAGTGCCACTTGAGTCAAAGCCCGCCAAACCTGCAGAGTTTAGAACAACACGGGAACCGCTAGATGAAGATGCGCCTGAGTAAACGGTAATTCCGTTGGCTGCAATTGCAGTCATTTGGTTGCTTGCGTTAACAATCGTGCTGGCACTTGGTTGCAATGAGCCAATGGCTGCGGTGTAGGCAGTAGCCGCATTGGTAAGAGCAGTGTTTGCGGTTGTTTGTGCTGCTACACCTACCGCGTTTGCGGTTGCAGCGTTAGCAAGTGCGGTGTTGGCTGCAGATTGAGCAGTTGCAATTGAACCATCTTGAGCAGAAACCCAAACACCTGAACGAAACACATAAGGCTTATTGCCATCATCTGTATCGTACCAAAGGTCATTTTCATTGATGCCAGCGCCCACGGGTGCAGTTGTTTGATAGTAAATTTCAGCCTTGCCATTAACAAGAACTTCAACTGCATCAAGCTGAGTTGTAGTTGCAGGCACTACCGGCAAAACGCTAGAAACCGTGAAGTCTGCAGTTTGTGTAACCGTGATTGGCGTGTTAGTGATTTGCGGGCAAAGTGGCATTTTTCCCCCTAGATTGTAATGCTATAAGGGTTGATGTCGGATGTGTTAAATGAAACAATCCAATTGTTTTGGGTAATTGTGTGCTTCATACCTTCAACCACAAGGTTCCATTGTAAAGATCGGCCATCGTAGGTTGTGCGCTGAACGCTTACTTGATCGGCTAACTCTGTTGAAAGAAAATCAGGATAGAGCAAACCATTTTTAGCCACAACAAGGCCATTAAATTCAATGCGTTCAACATAAGTATCAGGTGTAGCAAGTTTGCGTGATTCATATAAAGCTAGATTGGTTGCGTTTGTGTCGGTGTTAACAGGTGCAAAGATTTCTTTTTTAACTACACCATAAGCGGCAACACTTGGATTATATGTTGATGTAACTTGGTTGTTATCGCCACGCATAATGATGGCTTGATTTACCACATATTTTGTGCCTGGGTTTGTAATTAAATTTTGGTAAGAAACTGTGTTAGATGCGTTTGAATCGCTAAAAAGCAATTGAGTTGGGCGGCTAAATTTGTCAGATAACGGCACCAAAGTTGCCACGCCTGATTTTGAAATATAGAAACGCCCTGAAATGGAATCAACGCACTCGGTAATTGCTTGCATACATCCACGATTTTGAGTCGTAGCGAGCATAACAACTGAACCTGATAATGAGCGTGAAAATCCGTTAGCAGATGTCCAACCTGCATAATCTAACATTCTGCCAGCTCGAACTGCTGCCGTTTCTGAGTTAGCGGCAACGGCTAATGCTGGCGCGAACGCATCGGCAATGTAGCCAATGCCATCATAGAAAGTCATTGTCACATTCGGCAAGTAACCTTGGTTTGTAAAATTGTTTTCAAGAAAGCCGTAAAACAATGGATAAGCTACTGAATTCCAAGTTGCAACAATTCGCATTTGCAAACCATCACGAAGGATGCTTGCACCGCCAACAACCCACGGGCTTGAACCGCTTGTGTTGTCAGGGTCATAAATGCCACTAGTGTTGTTAAATACAATGCTGGCAAAACCTGCCTCATCGCGCAAATCTGCACGCTCTCGACCACGGCGAAAATCTATTTGAACAACATCACTAATTGTAACCGAAGTCCAAGTTCCGCTTTTAAGAAACTGAACCGCAATGCTAGGTGATGTTACTCCGTCAAATGCTGGCATTATAGTATTGCCCTTGCAGCATAACGATCTACGCCACCAGTTCCACCATTACGGCGGCTGGCAGTTTCAAGCCCATTTTTAACAACTTCAATAAGTGCATCAGTTGAGCCAACAATTGTGCCGGCACTTACATTCACATTTACAACGCCCTGATCAGTTCGAACGCCGTAAATTTTGCTACCTGAGCCGCCAAGTGCAATTGAAGATGAACCTGATAACGCCTTTTGGCGGTTGGCAAGTTCTTTCATAGCGTTTTCAGTGGCAATATCCATAACCGATTTTGTGTTTTTATTTGTAGCAATTGTGTTCTTGTTAAGAGCAGCAAGAAACGCTGAAAGTTCATCAGTGCCGCCGATTGTTGGAACAAAAGGTTTGTAAACCTGATTTCCTGACATTGAATAATTGCCAATCGCACCTGTCTTTGTTGAGGTTGTTTCCTTACCGTTCAAAATGTTACCAAGTGCAATAGTGCCAATTCCAAGTGCGGCAAGAGCTGCTGCACCTATTGCAAGCGTTGCGCCACCAGAGGCAAGGGCGCTTGCTACTGCAGCGCCAAGAGCGGTTGTTCGCAAAACTGCCATTGCTGCTGTGATTGTTTTGATTGCTGTAACAAAAGCCGCAATGCGACCAACAACGAACATTCCTGCAATTAAAGTGGCAACGCCTTTTATGATGCTCATATTGTTTATGCACCAGTCTGAGAACGCAACCGCAACCATAAGTAATTTGAAAGCCGCTTCAGCAGCAGCCTGGAAACCTGCTGCCAATTTATCTTTGTTTAGAGTTACAAAAGCCTCAATTTTTGGCAGCAACTGAGTCGAAAGAAGGGTTGCAAACTTTTCAAGCACTGGCAAAAGTGCATATCCTAAAGTTTCCATAACTTCACCGATGGCAATTTTCAGTCCAGTCATTCTGCCTTCAAGGGTTTCAGCGCGAGTTGCAGCAGCGCCACCAGTTAACTTTGAAACCTTTTCGGTAATTGCGCCAAAATCTTTTGTTGCCAATGTTGCAGCGCCGATACCTGGCACAAGTTTTGTTATTGCCCTGTATTGACCTTGACTTGCCTTAATAATTGCATCAGAGGCAGTGGCTAGGTCAACAGATGCAAATGCGCTTACATTCAGCGCAATTTGCATTGCTTGACTTGCCGCAGTAGTTGACCCAAATGCGGCAGTTAATCTGCCAAATGCAGGGCGCAATTCATCATCTACAACCGAAAATTGTTTTTGAAGAGCAGTAATGTGTTTTTCTACGCTAGAAATTGCTTCATCGGTAGCACCGACTGTATTGCGAAGTGAATTGGCAAGAAGTGCTTGTGACTTTTGATCTTCCATTGCGGCTTGAACCGCATCCTTGCCAAGTTTTACGGCAAAGGCTGTTGCTGCAAGGGCTGCAACTCCAAATGCTCGTGCTGATTTCTTAGCAAAAGCATCAAAACTTTTTCCCAATTTATTGATGTCTTTTGTTGCAGCTTTTGAACCTTTGTCTGAATACTGGGTGAGGATGCGAGCTACAATTGCGCCAACTGCCATTTGTTACCCTCGCTCTTTGTTTAAGTGTGCCTGTAATTGAGCCTTGGCATCATTAAGAGCCTGCTCAACATTTTTTTCAATTCTAGCTTTATCTTTATCAACAACGCGCCATACTACACGCGATGCCTTACCAAATCTGTTGCCCAAAGTACGCAGGAATTGTGCAGAACTACCGCCACCAGTGCCAGCTTTAGTTTTACGGCCAGCAACTTCAAAGATTGAACCCGCTGCAGACTTGTTAAGTAAAGCGCCCGCACTTGTGGTGTAATCGCCTCGAACTTTACCTTCGGCTTTTGTTTTAGTAATTTTGCTTTTGATTTCGCCGGCGTTCCAACCTGGCCAACCAGCACCACCGCGAGTGCGGCCTTTGGCAGCATCTGCCTTACGCCAACCACTCATCGGTGGGTCCTCGCTAATTAAACCTTTGGCATCACGCAGGGCGCCTGAAAGTTCACTATTGATAACTTTGTTAAAACGCTTGACTGCATCCTTATCAAATTCCTTTAATGCAGTAAGCGTTTCCTTAACGCCATTAAGAACAATTACTTGATCACTCATTGGCCTTAGCTCGTTCCTTTAAGTAAATCGTCATTGCTTCAAAGATACCTTCAGGAGCATCAAGTAATTCATTGGGTGAAATACCCGTTTCGCAGGCCACCGCAGCAACCGTGTAAATTAGGCTGTTGCGGTGGACTCGAAAGAGTTATCAGCATCCAATTCAGCGCTGACAATTGTGTCTAAGTATTCAGGACCAAAAAGTTTTACTGGTGTTCCACCATTGGTTTGAGCATCTATTTGTTGACATTTCCAAGCAAGCCAGTAGAGATGTTCAATTTTTTGTTGCTCCCCCAAAAGCTTGGGCATTCCTGCGCCAAAGTTTTGTTCAAAAGCAACAATAACGCGTGGTGTTAATTTATATGACTTTTCAACACCATCAATTGTTTTTACCTTGACTGCTAATCCATCCATCTTTTCCCCCTTAGTTAGTTAAATAATTGCTTTTGTAATTTGACCTGAAATAGGCCAAGTTGCCGAAACCGTGGCCAGTTCGCCCACGGCACCTGATACCGCTTGCCATTCTGCCACAAGTGCGTTGAAAGTATATTTAGGATTGCTTGCGCTGACTGTTGTGTTAACTGGGCGAATCTCCATTGCCACAACTAAACCAACGCTGCCGTTTGTTGTTGTTGTGCCATTGATTAGTTCTTCAAGTGCATTGTCTGCATAATCTTGATTGAACTCGATTGTGATTGAGTTATCAGCAAGGCCAGCAACGCGGGTGCGAGCTGCTCCTGTAGTTGAGATTCCGGTGGTGTCAATAACATCATAACTCGTGCTTAAACTTACTGAAGTCACATATTGAGAGATGTCGTTGCTTGCAAACACAACATAAGCATTTGTTAAAACTAATCTTGGCATAATTAAACCGCCTTCGTGATTACGCCTGAGATTGGCCAAGTTGCCGAAATTGTAGCTAACTCACCAACTGCGCCTGAAAGGGCTTGCCATTCCGCAACAACGGCTGAAAATGTGTAACTAGGGTTGCTTGCACCAACTGCTGCTGATGTTGGCTTCACAACACAAGTCACATTTGTTCCAACAAGTGATGAACCAACTGCGTTAATTGTTACTTCAGGCGCAGATGTTGCAAAATCTTGATTGAACTCAAAGGTTACTGAATTGTCAGCAAGGCCACTAATGCGCGTGCGCGCTCCAGCAGAACCCATCCCGGTAGTGTCAACCACATCTTCGCTTGTGCTAAGGGCTACGCTCGTAATAAATTCGCTAAGATTTATGCCATTGATTACAACTGAAGCATCTGTTAATACTATACGGGCCATTTATTTTGTTTCCTCTACTGTTGCTGGTTTAGTTGTTACGGTTTTCTTGAGATGTTCACTCGCAACTAAAGCATCAATGTTCAACTCTAGTTCAAGTAATTCTTTTTCGGTAATTGATTCATTTTTCTTTTTTGCCTCGAAATTGTCTGAAATAACTGTGTAGCTCATTTTTCTCCTATCCCCAAACGGTAATTCGGTAACGGTACGAAAGAAACTCAATATCGCCTGATATATAATTGCCCGCTTCGGCTGATGTGACACGCAAAGTGTTACAAGCTCCACCAAGAGTTAAATCAGATTCAATTGCTGCCTTGATTGAAAAATCCCCGCTGCCTGCAAGGTATTTATCAAGTTCATTTTGACCTGAACGCTCTGTGAAGCGTTGAACCAAAACAACAACATCTAGATTTGCCTGGTCAAGTCCACGGGCATTGTTTAAGTCAAATGTAAAGTCCAGCTGGCCAACGATGGCTGCTGGTGCGACTGGCACTGTAGGGATTAGCTCGTAGGTACGCATCCCTTTAATTGTTTCTAGGTTGGCTTTTAAGCCGTTTCTAACCGCACTTGGTAACATTATACCGCCAAGCCGTTGTTCTTGCGTAGGGGGCGCAGCAGTGCCTCAACATCGGCATCTAGCTTGGCAGCCAAACGCACTGTTCCTAAATCTGTATTTCCAGCGATTCCAAATGGTGACTGGTTACGAAGTAACAGGCGAGAGGCTTGAATTTTTGCTGCGGTCTTTACTTCGTATGGCACCGCTGACCATCCAAAAACACCCTTAACCCGTATTGATTGAGGCAGGTTAAATGGGAAAACATAAGAGCCGACTGCT